AACATCTCTCGGACGAAGATCTGGATGTCGCCCAGGCGTTTCATCACGCCACGCTCTTGGTCAAACAACGCACGCTCGGCGTCCTGCAGGAACGGCGACGCCGCGAGGCGCTCACCGCCACGGTCGGCGATGTCGCGCACCAACTCATGGCCCTGACCCCGGATCAACGTGCTTTGATCGCGCAGCTCATTCAGGAACTCGCCCAGCGCGTCCGTGATGACGCCGACCTGTCAGAAACGACAGGGCAGCCCCTCCCGCCGCCGATCGTCGCCACTTCGCCGGCTGAGCAACAGCGCGAGACACTCTGGGAACTGATAGGCGGGCTCGGCGCGGACTATCTCGCGATGCTCGTTAATGACGCGCACGACTACTTACGCGCGCAGGAGCGTAATGCGCGTGACTTGAAACCGCGGAAGAAGAAACTGCAGAAGTAACACTCTGCGACAAACGCGACGTGCCATCCCCACTCTTAATTCTGTCAGGTCCCGTTACACTCGTTTATAGTGCCCACTATGCCCACGTCGTTGACGTTGATTCGTTCGTCGTCCGGTCAGAGCGATCACGACACAATCACCGTGCCGACACTCTATCTGACCGATACCGCCTTCGCCGCCGCCGTCGATCAACTCGCCGCGCTGCGCCAGCAACGCGACCGCGATCGCGAATGGCGTCATCTCCGCGAACGGCTCACCGCCGTGACCCGCGATCTCGACTGCACCGCGATCGCCCGGACCGCCGCGGCGATCCGATCCGAACAGATCCACCAGCTCGAGATCGCCGCGGCGCTGCAGGATCGGATCACGCGCTGCACGATGGCTACCGCGGCACTCCGCCGCCGCACCACCGAGACGGTCAAGGCCGTCCGGCAGACGGTGCAGACCGCCCGGCATCGCTGAGGATCGCCTGCACGGCCGAGCGCATCCGCCGAGGTCCCGGCGCGTGACGGATCAGGACCTCGCCGCGGCGGCGCAGCGCGAGATCGCCACCCTCGCACCCTGCACGATCCAGTGGACGCCGCGCGCGATGCTCCATGCGACGGCGCTCTTTCAGCTCGCCGCCCGCTACCCGCACCTTGAGGACGCGTATCGGATCTTCATTCGCACCTTCGTCGCGCAGGCCCGCGACTACTTCGCGGCCTGCCCGAGCGTGCTGGAGCTGCTGCGGCGCGGCGATCTGCCATCCTCGAAGGATTAGCGATGCCCAAACGCACCACACTCGCCAAAGGGATTTATCGAGATGCCTACGGCATTTCGATTGTGATCTCCGTCAATGGCAAACCGCAGGAACATCGCGTCGACGATCAACCGCTCGAACTCCTGATCAAGCGCCGGAAGCGGATGGTGGGGGAACTCGCCGCGAATCCACTCCCGGAACGCGTCCGCGGTTCGCTCGCCCGCGATATCGTCCAGTACCTGAAACGCTTGAAAGGCATGGTCGGGTACAAAGCCGAGAAATCACACCTGCGCGCCTGGCTTCATCGCTGGCCGAAGATTCAACGGTGGCAAATCACGCAGGAGATGGTGGAGTTCGCTATTGCGGATTGGCGGCGCGCCAACTACAGCGCGAAAACGATTCGGCATCGCTGCCGCGTGCTGGAGAGCCTGTATCGCGCCCTAGACGGATCGAAAGCGCCCACCCCGTTGGACGATGTCAAGCAACCCGCGAAACCCAAACCGCGGCCCGTCTCCGTGCCCGATGACCTGATCGCGGACGTCGCGCGCAATCTCTACCGCAATGAACTCGCCGGCACCTTGCGCGATGCGAAGACTCGCGCGCGGTTCCTCGTCCGCGCGACGACCGGCCGACGGCCCACCGAGATCAAACACGCGCGGCCGGAAGACGTCCAGCTCGAGCAGCGGCTGTGGTATCCGCGCACCGCCAAGGGCGGCATCAATAGCGGCATCACCCTCAATGAGGAACAGGTCGCCGCGTGGCGGCTCTTCATCCAGGCGAAGGCCTGGGGGACGTTCGACGATCGCAGTTTCAACAAGACCCTGCGCCGCAACGGCTGGCCGAAAGACATCAGCAGCCGGAACCTCCGCCACTCGACTGCCATCGCCATCCGCGCCCGCGGTGGAGATCTCGCCGACATCAAGGATCATCTCGGCCACGCGTCGATTCAGACAACGACCGAGCATTACCTCACCGTCGTACCGGAGCGTCAGCAGGCGACAAGCGCCCGTCTGGAAGGGCGCTTCAGCGCTGGCGCGCTCGCCGCGTCTCCCATGTTTTCTCCCATGTCCACTCCCAGACTCCGGAAGAAAAGGCAGGAATCGTTAGGAAAACACGCGACTCCCAAAACGGCCTAGAAAGGCAGGTTTCGCCCGCTTTGCGTCATAAACCGTGGATTTTGTGGGGAAAAAGTGGTTGCGGGGGCGGGATTTGAACCCGCGACCTTTGGGTTATGAGCCCACCGCGCTGATCAGAATTGCACTGCTTTTCCTAATATTTTGACGCAGTCTTGAAGTCTCCCATGAATTACTCCCACGGCGCGGTATACTAAGAACATCGAAAGCGCGCCGCGGCGGTGTTATCAGCACCGACCGCGACGCTAACACAGCCAGCGGATAGGAGCCGCCGACTATGCTGCAGCCAGTTTACGTCACCCACTACGCCCCGGCCGACCAACCCCACGATTTCGCCCTCTGCGGCGTCTACGTCGACCAGGACAAATACCACAGCCCGCAGCCGACCTGCCCTGACTGCGCGCGCAAGCTCGCGGAGGACGAGGCGCTCGAGCAGGCGATCGAAGAGACGCCGTGGCCGCTCGACGCGGACGAAGCCGCGACGGAACTCGAGCGCGAGGCCACCGATCGGATGTCGCCGCTCGGGGCACAACTCTTCAATCTGGCGGTGACGCTCAACCGGGTCTATGCGGCCCAGCTGCGGAGGCGAGGCAACCGATGAGACGCTACGGACGCTTCGTCGATATGCGAACCATCCAGCACCGCATGAACGCCGCCGATGCACGCTTCGAGCAGACGCAGCAGCGCCGCGAAGCGCGTCGGCAACTCGAGCACATCGTCGCCCGCCTCGCTGCGGTCTACACGGTCGAGACCGATCAGGTGGCGCTCATCGGCCTCGTCGCTGAGGCGAAGGCGTTGATGCAGCGGCTGGATCCGTTTGAGGGACTGTGATGAAAGCCCGCATGGCCGTCGCGCAGCTCTTCCCGACCTCGCTCCCGCCCGCGCGCTATCTCGTCGGCGACGAGGTCGAAGTTACCAATGACGCCCACGTCGGCGAGCGTGAGGTCGTCCTCGCCCGTGGCATCATCGAGGCCGTCGCCGGGGAGTATCCGCAGCAGGTCTATACCGTGCGCGGGGTGGTGCTGCCCCAAACGGCTCGGACGTTGCGCCTCGTGCAGCGAGGAGAGCGCCGATCATGATCCTGCTCGGATTTGTCGCCCTGCTGCTCCTCATCCTCGTCGTACAGACGCCACTTGGCAAGCAGCTATTCTTCCTCGCGCTCTTCGGGGTGATGCTGGCGGCGCTGGTCGCGGCCTTGTGGATCGGGCATCTGTGGTTCCATCCGCCGGCCTAAGGGGTACGCCACCGATCCGGCGCGCAGGTATACCCGCAGATGCCCCGCGGGCACTGCGGGTCCTGCAGGATTTTGATGGGCCACCCGTCCGCACAGATCCGGCGCAACGGCAGCGTTGTGCAACTGCTCGAGAGGATCGCGACGAGCAGGAGTTCAGCGCCGCAGCGGAATATCGCCAATGCCCAAGGCGCGGAGCACAAAGAGCACCAGGACAATCACCGCGATGACGATGATCGCGGTCTTGAAGGGGGCCGGCATGGGGACATACGCGGTGAGCGCCCACACGAGAAACCCGACGACCGCGATGAGCACCAGCAGTTCAATCAGGCCCATGGCGCACTCCTGTCAGAGCTTATGACTCGCCAAGATGTACCAGCTCGAGACGCCATCGGGCGCCAAGAAGATCGATGGCTGTACGGGTGCCGCGGCAACTGGCACCGTATAGGCGGCGTTCGTGCCATCGATCGTATCGCTGCCGTTGGGGACCACACTCAACGCGACGGTGCCCGTGTTCTTGATGACCAGCGATTGCGTCGCGTTACTGACCGGCAGCAGGTTGATGACGCAGGGACTCGGCCCGCCGGTGCTGTTCACCGTCACGAGTCGGTCGGTGGCCAAGATCGTATAGCCGGAGGTCACGGCTTTACCGCCCGTCGTCAAGCCGACGCCGAAGCCGGCCGCGAACGCCGCGCCGACATCCTCGACCCCGTCCACCGTCCAGAGCGTCACCGCGTTCGCATCGTCCAGACGGAACTTGTAGCCGGTCGGGAGCAGATAAATGCTCGTCGGCGATTCGCCCGCCGCGTTCAGGACGATCGGATTCGCGTTGGCGTGCGGCGTGTCGAGCGCGGGATCGGAGTAGGTCGGTTGCGGCGTCGTGGTGCCGGCGATGAACGAATACAGCTTGCCGCTCGCCACGGGATTGCCCGTCGCGTCACTGAATTGCGGCTTGACCCACGGGAGCAGCGCAGCAGCCATCAGAAGACCTCACACATGGTGTATACTTGGACTATGCCTGCACGTACTCGTCGCCAGCAGATCATGCTGACTCCGCGCCAGGTCGCGGCGCTCGAGCAGCTCGCCGCGCGTCTCGATCGCACGAAGTCCGAACTGGTCCGCGAAGCGATCGACCGCTTCATCACCGATCCCCCGCGCCCGGCCGTGCTGCCGCGCGCGTATGTGAAAGTCTGACCCGATGGCCGCGCCGATGAACATGACGTTGTACCGGCTGTTGCTCAAGACGGGTGCGAGCGAAGCGGATGCCGAAGCGGCCGCGCGGATCGATACGTCTGATCTCGCCACCAAGGCTGACCTTGCGGAACTCAAAGCCTCACTGCTGATGTGGATCATCGGCATCGTGTTTACCGCGCTTGGCCTCCAAGGCGGCGTGTTGATCTTTCTGTTTACCCACTACAAACCGTAATGAAGGAGTTTGGAAGATGTCTCGTGTGTGGTTGATGTCCATCGTTCTCGTGAGTGTAATCGTGCCGTCGGTGGCGCAGGCGCAAACCTCTATGGTCTATCCTCCCGCAGGGTTGCCGACCATCATCTACGGTCCCCAATCGTCCGCTGCGCCGCCCATCTATACGGTCTACCCTCCTGCAGGGTTGCCGACCATCATCTACGGCTCCCCGTCGTTTGCCCCCTCCATCCCGCCGTCTGTGTCCGTGGCACCCACGCCCGCCCCTCGCACGCCAATCGATCCGTGGATTCCCCTCGCAGTGCGACCCGCGCCGACCACGAACACCCTGGATCTCGTGACGCAGCTGCTCGTCCTGCAGGAGCTCGCCGCGGCTCGGCGCCAGTACACCGCCCCGGAACCCGTGATGCCAGCGCCCGCGTCGAGGCCGCCGGCGACGTCGGGTGACGGCTGGATGGGCGGCTTTATCAAGGGCGTGAAGAAGTAGGGACAGTAGCCCATGAGAGACGACTACCAAGCTATTTTCACCGCGTTGCATCAAGCGACTCAGGCCAGCATTGCCGCTAATGCCCAACTCATCGCCACCAACGCGCAGCTCGCCGCCATCGGCCAAGCGCTCGGCGCCGCCACCGAGGCCACGCGCCACGCCCGCGACGAGCATGAAGACATGCGCGAGACCATCCAGCGGCTGGAAGCGCTCGTCACCGACTTGCAACGGCGCCTCGATCAACACTCATGACCACAACCCTGCTGACCTATCTCGTCTTTCTCTTGCTCAGTGATCGATTCGGTGTCGTCATTGCCGCCCTCGCATTGACGGCCGGGTTTCTCAGTCTGTTTCTTGTCCCGATTGTCGGGTGGTGGATCGATTGCGCCAAACTGTGGTGGCAGCACATATCCATCGAATCATTCACCGCAAACAAATAGGCTTATGAACTTCATCATTGGCGGATTCACGGCCGTCCTCGCCATCGGTGGCTACTGGGCCATGCTCGCCCTCTACGATTGGTTCGACACACGCTGTTGACTACTGCCAGTTTCGTTCAAGTCGTCTTACTCTTCATCTTCGTGGTCGCGATCGCGTTGTGGTGGCACGGCTTTGTCCCCGAATCATCCTTCTTGCCGACGCGTTGGGACCGCCATGTACCACGCCTCCTGTGGATTCCGTGGGTCGTCCTCAAAACCTATCTGGTCGTCGGCGGCGCCTTCGCACTCGTGATGTACTACCTCCATCGTCTCGGCCTGCCATCGCTGTGGATGAACGATTAAGGAGATTCCACGGTCGCGCGCACCTGTGCCGGCAGTGAAGACATGATCCGCTGCACGGCACCCGTGACCCGCATCGCGCTCCCCGATGCCAAGGCATCCGCGAGATAGTGCTTCAACGGGGCTGCGACACGCGTCGCCCATGCAGGCGATTGCAGCACGCGCACGAGTTGCCGACCGGCTACACCGTAGATCAAGGCTTTCTGCAGTTTGTCTTCCACGTCTTGGCCGCTCATCAATCCACTGATGACGCCGGCCCCGCCGGTGACACCAGAAATCAATCCCGATCCCTGCGCCTGCGTCCGCTTCTCCGTTTCGATGAGTACGTTCTTCAGTCCTTTCCAGAATGCGTACTCGTGATTCAGTTGGTCGAGCGTCGGACTGCCTTTCGCGAGCAAGTCGCGAAACGAGGTCGCGGCTTCGCGAATCGACCACGCCGCCGCGCTGTCGGTGGCCGAGGCTTGTGCTTTTGGACCATAGAGACCCGCCTTGCTCACGATGCGATCCCACACCGTTTTGATCTTCGCGGCCTGGTCGATCGGAATATCAGGTCCGAGGTTCTGAACGAATGTCGAGAGCTTATCAAGTTGCCGGATGACGGGTTCCGTGCCCGCAATGGGAATCATCGAGCCGGTCGCCGTCGGCACGTGCAGCGCATCACGGGCCGTCTGAATCGCCTGCGTCACGGTGGGTCCGGCAATGGTTTGCCCTTGTGCCGCGAGTGATTGAATCTCTTGGCCGATCTTGGCCCCGACATCCGCGACTGCCGTTTTGGCCTGCGCCAGCATGTCAGCGCGCGACCCGCGCACGCCACGCGCCAGCATCTCAGGTGCGAGTTCGGCGGCTTCCGTCTTCGCCCATTCCTTCGTCGCCCCCAAGGCCCCCGCTACGCTCTTCTGTGCGCTACGCTCGAGCGCGCCAGCGACACGACCCGCCACCGCGCCGCCGGGAAGGACTGCCGTCAATCCTGTCGCGATGCCGGCTGTCGTGGGATCACCAGTCTGGGCTAGCGTCGTGCCCCCGGCCTTCAACGCCTCGAGCACCTTCGCGCCACGCCCGGCGTACCCCAAGGGCACAAAGAACTCGCCGATTTGTTCCCCGTGATAGCCCAGTGCTTGCGGAAGATTCGTCGGTTGGACCTCGCGTCGCGCTTGCTGAAAGAGCGGCCCGGCTGGTTGCACATCGCCGAAGATGGCGCGCTGCGTGAGGTCGCTCGCCGCCGCGACACCAGGAAGATACCGATACGCCAGATCGCCTAAACCGATCGCCGTATTCGCGGCACCTTTGACGATACCGGTCCCGATGTCGGCGGCCGTATCGCCCCACGTGCGCTCGGGTTCCTTCGGTGCAGTCGCTGATGCTTGACTCCCGACATGTTTGAAAATCTCTTCAAGCTCCGCTTCGCTGGGCGGACTGTCCCCATGCAGCACGATGGTGCGCCCGGTCGCCGGATCACGGACGGTGTATTCCGGCATCAGCGCACCTCGATCTCAAACCGCCCGACCTTGGTTTTTGTCTGGGGTGTCGTCGGCGGCGTGTATTGCCCGCTCGCCACGCGCAGCATGTTGTCGCGCTTTTTCGTGATGAAATCGTCGAGCCCTTTCATCTTGGCTTTGATGGCGACTTCACTGTCGGTCACTTTCGGCGTGTAGCGGTCCAAGAGCGCTTGTTCGTTCGGGGTAAAGCTCGTGCCGCCGCGCAGCTTCGCGATCGTGCCTTGGATGTTGCCGATCTTGCTGCGCAGTTCGATTTCATCCGCCGACCCCGTGCCAAAGTACGTGGTGCCCGCCTCGCCCACACGACCCGCCCACGGCCCGGTCCCGCTCCACTTGATTTTGTCGCCGAGCGTCAGCGCATCCTGCCCCAACTGTTGGACGGTCATCATCGTCGTCATGTCATCGCGCTCGGTGGGCGAGAGCTTGACGCCGGCCGCCCCGCCTGCGGCTTCGCGTTTCTCTTTGGCTTGCGCCACGGCCAGATGCCCTTGGGCCACGCCAAGCTGCCCGCGCGAGATGGCCAGACTCGCGTCCTGATATGCCTTCGTCTGCGCGCGGGTTTCCGCTTGCCCTTTCAGTTCCTCGCGCTTCGCCGGCTCGATACTCTGCTGCTGCGCCCATTGCACCGTCTCGGGCGAATACTGCCGCGGGAACTGCTGGAGAATGGCATCGGAGACGCCCAGCTGTTTGGCGCCGGCCAAGATGCCATCCAACTTGGCCTGCCCTTCCTCCGGTCGGATCGCGCCGATCATGCCCGCGACGGCGCGGTAATGATCGCCCTTCCCGAACGCCTCTAAGGCATCTTTCTGTCGCTGGTAACTGTCCTGCGCCGAGGTGGCCGCTTGGCGAAAGACCTCCACGCGTGCGGGATCGTAGGTCGGACCCATCTGCTGGGCGATGTCCGGTGACATCGTGGCGATCATCGGGAGCGCGACTTGATAGCTCGCGTCGTCGGTGACATGACTCAGCAAGCCGACCCCGATATCAATCTGCTTTTTGCGGAGGTCGGTTTGTTTGGTCAGGCCCTCGAACGTCTTGTTGCGCGCGTCGGCGATGTCGGTCTCCAGTTTCGCCGCGGCACTGGGTGCGATCTGGCGCAGCTGCGGCAGCGCTTTCTCCCAGTCGCCTCCGCTCTCCTGCATGACGCGACGAATGGCGGCATCGTCCATCGCCTTCTGCCGCGCCGCGTCGGCGGCGAGCCGGCGTGCCTCATTCTGTTCGCGCAGGCCCTGGAGCTGCGTGACCGCCGAGATCAGCTCCAGCGGTGACGTTTGCTGTTGCGGGGCTTGGACGCCGAGCGGGATCCGCGGATCTAAGGCCATGACGAACCTCTACATGCCCGGTCCATAGGGAACGACCCCATACGGGACATAACCCGGGACCGCTGGCGCGCCACTATTGCCGCCACCGTTCATCATCTGGCTCAGCAAGATCGTCTGCAGGGCGTTGTTCGTCCCGCTATTGATCCCCTGCTGCCACGCATTCGCACTCCCCACCGTCCCCGCCGCTTGCGCATTGCCGCGCCCGGTGATGAGATCGGCGATCGTCTTGCCTTGATCCGTGAACGAGCCGCCGATCTGCGTCGCCTGGCCGCCGAGGATGTTGCCGGCCTGCCCCGCGTACGACGAGCCGAGCAGACCCTGCGACTTCGCCGCGTCCAGCCCGAGTTGGCTCATGCCGAGGAGCTGGTTGTAGCGCTTGTCGTATTCATTGCTGGCAAAGTCCTGCGCGTAGCGCTGCAAGCCCTTGAGCGTGCCCCCGGTCAGGAGCGTCCCGCGCGCGGCGGCACTCTTCTCGAGCGCTTTCAAGCCTTCGCCCAGCCGGAACTGGAAGCCGGGCGACTGCTCGAGACTCGCCATCATCTGGCTCGGGTCGCCGAACCCGCCCGCGCCAAAGCCCCCGCCCGCCGCGCCACCGCCCCCACCGGCCGCGGCGCCCGCAAATGGCCCACTCGTCGCGACGTCCTTGCCGCCCGCTTGCCAGCCGAGCATCCGCTTCCAGGCATAGCCAGGGTCCTTCTGCCACATCGACCGCCAGTACTCGACGTCGCCGCCGCCTTGCCCGCCGTAGGCGATCTGGTTGGCGAGTTGCGCGGCGGTTTCCAGATCGGGCGGCCGGGCGGGCAAGCCTTCTTCGGTGACCCAGCCGGGGTTGCCACCGCCCCCGGCGGAGAAGTCCTGGAGGGCGCGCTGATCCGGCGTGACGCCACCGGGCATCATCTGGGGCGGGCCTTGGCTGGCGAACCAGTCATCGCCCGCGAGTTCGCCGCTGCGGGGACTGCGGATCCCGCCGGAGGGGTTCAAGGGATAGAGCGCCATCGGTGTAATCCTCTAGGCGATTGCGCCATTGCGCCGCATCTCTTCGGCGCGCCACGCGGGGATCATCTGACCCCAGCCATTGTTGACCAGCCGATTCGGATCCCCTGGCATCGGGCCGCCAGACAGGCCCGGCCAGCCGCCCTGCGCGAAGCGCGAGAGGAGCATCGGCAGCTGTGGCCCGATCCACGGTCCACGCATTTGCGGCTGCCCCATCGGCGCCCCTGCCTGCCCCCCGCCCCACCACGGCGTCCACGGCCCTTGGGGTGGTGGCTGGCCGCCGGGGTTGAACCACTGGCCACCCTGATACGCGTTCGGGCCGGCGAGAACGTCACTCGCGGGTCGCGTCGGATCGATCCCGGGAAACAGCTGCGACCCCATCTGCAGCCCGCGTTGCAGAGCGGCGTCCCACGGGCTCCCGCCGGGGGCCGGCGTCTGCAGGCCCTGCATCGCCGCCTGCTGGGCCTCCGGCGATCCGGGATCGCCTTTGGCCCCGGTGAACCAGAGAGTGCCCGACGGGTCAGTCTTACCGGCCCCACCCACATCGCCCATCCCTGCAGGCAGCCGTGGCACGAGACCCGCCCCGCCACCCAACATGCCGCCGAGCATCCCGCCCACCCCGCCGATACTCCCGAACGGATAAAGCGCCATGATTCACACTCGCTGGGCGCCGCGCGCCAGATAGAAGTCCACGTGGTCGGCCGGGACGGCCTGCGTTTGCCCATTCGGGGCGCGCAGCATGACCGTGGGGCTCGTCGTGCCCGTCCCGCCGCCCGAGAATCCCCGGGCCTCGAGCATCGCCCGCGCCTGGTCGGGTGGCACGCTGCGCGGAATCCCCGGCCCGAACGCCGCGAGCGCGCCCTGCGCGAGATTGCCCATCGCGCTCGGCGGTGGCATCCCCGCGCGATTGACCGGCGCGGCCATCGCACTCGTGCCCACGCCGGCTTGGGCCGGTAAGCCGAGCAGCGAGCTCAAGGCGGTCATGCCCGATGTGCCCGCCGAGGCAAACGGTTGCAGCCCGGCGCGGCCGAGCTCGTTCTGCTGTTGCGCGATCTGCAAGGCCTGGCCATAGAGCGGTTCCGCATACTGCCGTGCCCGCTCGTAGAGCGGTTCGATGTATTGGCGCGCCTCTTGCGCGGCCTGCATTTGCTGCTGACTGGCTTGTTTGGCGGCGTCGGCCTGCTTCTTCGCCCCGTAAATACTGGCCCCGGCTGCCGCGCCGCCGGCGATGATGAGCGCTGTACTGGTGGCGACCGACATCATGCCCCTCCTGCCGGGGGAAAGACCCCGGTCCCAAACACGACTTGAATCAACCGCGCGCCGTCCGCTGCGCCGTAGTTTTCGTGGATGGCGCGCGAGTGAAAATACGGCGAGGGAAACAAGACCATCCGGTTCGGCTTGGCGGCCACGGTCTGCCACGGCTCCCATTGGTCGAGGTTCCGCCACGCCAGCCATTCGTCGAGGAGTTCCTCGCCGCTCGCGGTCATACTCTGAATCGCGCCGGTGGCCTTGCGCCGCCAGAACGTCGTCCCGTCCTCGGCCGGTGGATCGGGGTTGAGATAGAGGATCCCCGTCCAGTCGCCCATGTCCCGATCGGTATGGATGTAGTTGGGTTCCACCTGGCCGGCGGGACTCTGGCGTACGAAGGTGACGGTCGGCGTGAGCGAGGGATACTGCGTCTGGATCCACAGCGGCAGCTGCCCATCCACCTCGCGGCTGATGCCGTGGAAGACGACACCGGGCGAGGGTTCGACATCGCCGAACGTCGTCGCGAGCACCGCCGCGCGATAGCTCGCCACATCGGGCAGGACGTCATCGATGACCGTCAGTGCACTCATCGCGGACGTCACGGGGGCATGGTAGGTCGTCTCGACCAGCCAATAGCCGCGCCGTTCGTAGAGCCGACCCACCCGCGCATCGGGCGCCATCATCTGGATCGTCGTCGCGCCGGTTTCGCAGGCCCAGCGTTCCGCGCGCTTCAAGAGCGCCACGCCGCACCCGCGCGCCTCGGGGTCGACCCACCACATCACCTCACCGACGGTCATCGCGCCGGTCAGGTGATGCGCGAAGCGAACCAGGCCGATCATCCCCACCACCTCGCCGTCGCGTTCGGCCACGAAGACGATGCTCGTCGGCATCGTCACGAGTTGCGTGGCCAACGTCTCCAGTTGCGCGGGATTGTCCGAGAAGGTCTCCCTGTAGGTCGCCTGCAGTTGCTGGCGGCCCATCGCCACGAGGCGGGGCACATCGGCGAGGGTCGCCGGGCGGATCAGCATGGCAGGATCACAAACGGCTGCACGCGTTCCGGCACGCTGACGACGACGGCACTGGTCAGCACTTCCATCACCGCCTGCGTCACCCGCGCCGCGGGCGGCGCGGGCTGGCTCAGGATCTCGACAACGTCCTGCGTGATGCGCGCATCGGCCATCGGCTAACTCGTCCGCTTGAACCCGAACTCCGCGTTATTGAAATCCGCTTCGACCCACGCCGCGCTCGTCCCCGGGTTCGTCGCCGCGATCTGCAGGCCGTAGCCATAGGCCGTCGACGGGGCGAGATCGGCCCCGACATAGTTCGTGCTGCTGTGGCGAATCACCGGCGCCACCGTGCAGGTGCTCGCATCCATCTTCTTGATATTGAGGCAGTGCTGGACGCCGAGAATGGTCCCGCCCGCCACCGGCGCGTCTTGCACGACATAGGTATCGACGAGGCCGCTGGTCGTCGCGATCACGTAATCGGTATCGCCATTGGGCGTCGCGTCATCGACTGCCGCCCAGTTCGCGCCGGCGGAGGGCGTCCACCCCGTGGTGGCGCCCGCGCCGGTCGGATACCGCGCATCCACGCGCACATCCCCGAGCACGGCGTTCCACGGGGCGGCGCCGGATCCATCCAGGACATAGAGATCGTCCACGACGACGTTCGCGGTCCCCGCCGTGCCCTGTAGCGAGTGCAGGCCGAAGCGGGTCCAGCCTGCGAGCGTGGCATCCTTGGTGTCCTGACTCGTGAGCGTCAGCACGGTCGTCCCGTTGAAGCGGACGGTGACGACGCCGACGGTATCGGAAATCGTGACGCGGATCTCCAGATACGTGAAGCTGCCCGTGGTGAGCGCCGAGGTCGCCCCGAGCACCGTGCCGCCGTAGTTCGGCCCCCGCCGGTAGTTGAGCGTATTGCCCCCGGCGCCGTACAACCCGCCATGCCAGGCGCTGTTGTCCCCAACGGTAAAGAGCGGGTAATCGGCGTTGATGGTCGTCGGCTTGACCGCGCAGCCGAGGATGATCGTCGCGTCGGCCGGCGCGAGGGTCTTGGTCACAAAGGGCGCGACGGAGTTCGAGGCGCTGTTCCCTGACCGGACGGCGCCGCCGCTGCGACGGCCGCTCGTGGCGCTGATGTCGGTATAGGTCCCCCCGCTGTCGACGGTCGTCCATTTCGCCGCGAGATCCGCCGTCACGTAGTGGTCGAAGCTGTCCATGAAGAGGAGCGCCATGATTACGTCGCCTGCACCGTCAACGACAGGACCACGCGCGTAACGGCGGTCGCGGAATCCACTTTGAACCCCAAAATATCCCCAGCAGAAATCGAAGTTATCCAACCAACGAGCGTCGTGTCGCGACTCTTCGTCGCACTACTGAGCGTCGGTTTCGCCGAGGCGGTAATCGTATCGGCCACCGTCGGCGGATAGTTCGCATACGTATCTTTCCAGACGTCGATGACGATCGACCCGCTCGTCACCGCCGCATCGGTCGACAGCACCGTCGCCGCCGTGATCGTCCCAGCGAACGGGCACTCGACGAAGCCCTTCACGCCCGTGGTAATCGCGCTCCCGCCGCCGTCGATGAGGATCCCGACGGCCCCAATCCGCGGCGTCGTACTGGGCGCGGCGAACGTCCCGTCCGCGCGCAAGAACGTCGTGGTCCCCCCGGGATACCCGGCGAGCGCCGTCACCGTCACCGGATCGGCCGCCCCCGCGCTGTGGCGGCTCGCATGGACGAGCGGCGCATACAAGGCATCCGCCTGCGCCTGCGAGATCCCGGTCGCGCCGGCCGGCGTCAGCGCATGCGCCTGGAACGTGACGTCGTCGAGATAGAACCCGATCGCCCCGCCGTAGTCCTCGATCCGGACCTGCGTGAGGACCTGCCCCTGCGGCACCGAGAAGGTGACGAGCGGAATCGCCACCATCTGATAGCCGCTCGTGATCGACGAGTCGAAGCCGAACGTGCCGCTCGCGCGAATCTGCACGGCCGCGCCGACCTGCACGCCGGCATTGCGCAGCGTGACCAGCAGGCCGCGCGCGTTGTTCCAGGTCGCCTTGCTCCGCAGGAACAAGAGCAAGTGATCGGAGTCGGCGGGGTCGAACGTCCCCGTGCCGATCTGCCCCTGCGCGTAGACGCCGGCCGCCACGCTCGTGCCTTCGATCAACTTCGTGCCGGCATGCGCGAGCGAGGCGTTGTTGACGCCCACGACGATCGAGGCGCCGCTGCTCGTCCAGTTCCATTCGGTCGGTGCGCCGACATTCTCGGCATACAGGAGGACATTCACGACGGCCGGCGGGGCGGTGGTCGCGTGCGTGACGAAGACCAGCGCGAGTTTGAGATATTGCGCCGGATCGACGCTCGGCTCGGACGGCGTCGCCGACGGCGTGCCGGTAATCTTGATGACCGTCCCCGTGGTGTCGAGTGCGATGACATCGATCCGATCGAGCGTCGCGTCCGGGGCGGTGAGCGTGACCGTCTGTTCGGCGCTCGTGTAGGGCGTCGCGTTGAGGTAATAACTCGCCGCACTCACCCGGAAGGTGTAGAGCGACTCCCACGCCACCTGCCCGCCCGCGATGAGGAAGGTCGAGGCGACCGCGCCCGGGGCCGGCGGTGGCACCACGCCCGCGCCGGCGCCGCTGTAGGCCTCCCACGTCGTGCCGTTCCAGCGCTCGGTGATCCCGGCATCGGTCACAAACCAGAGCGTGCCGACCGTGAGCAGCGTCGCGCTCCCTTGGGCGGCTCGCGTGCCCCGGCGATGGATGTCAGGAACGGTCGGCATCGGGTTCTTGCGATTCTTGCGATTCGAAATAATCGCAATTCATCGGGTTCTTGCGATTCTTACGATTCTTGCGATTCGAAATCATCGAAACTCAGCCTTACGGCGTCGGCACGAAGCCGACGATGCAGTCTCCGTTCGTGTCGAAGAGCAACTCCGCGATCGGCGTCACGGCGTCGGTGATCGGCGTCCAGTAGCCGAACTGGTCGAGCGGTTTCGTCGCGAGCGTCCCGTTGTCGTTGTAGATGATGTCGCCATCCCCCGCACCCGGTGGCAGGACAATCGTCCCCGCATCAATGCCCGAGGTGCCGGACGCGAGCGAGAGAAAGAACAGGTGCCACGGCTTCGTCACGCGGCCGGTCTGCTTGTCGAGCAGCGGCTGCTGATACGGCGGATAGCTCGGGGGAATGGCCATCAGCTCGTCCCCGGCTCCAGATCGAGCCACGCCCCGACCAGCGACCACGCCACCGGATCACTCACCGTCACCTCGAAGACCGTATCGCGCGCATGCCCGAGCCGCCGTGCGATCGCGCGCTTGGTGTACTCCCCCATCCGCCCCGCGCCCATCAGCACCGGTTCGCTCCACGTGTGCCCGCCGTCGCGCGACAGCCGCAGCATGACGATCGGATCACCGCCGGTGGCGAGGCCCACGCCGCGCTCGAGGTCGAGCTCGAACTTTTTGTAGAAGATCCGCACGTGCTCGGTGTCGAGGTGCGGCGCGCGGCGCAAGCGGCGGATGTAGCGCGCGTCGAGGTCGTAGGACGGCGCGACGTAGGGCGGCAGATCCTCGGGGCCCGGCGGCTCGGGTGGTTCGGGTGGCGTGTCTGGCGGCGCATACGGCGGGAGCGGGGGCAGCGTCACGAAGGGACAGCAGTCCGAGTGCCCGAAGCGCGTCGGACTCGTGCCCGGCGTGCCCAGATACTCGCCGGCGTGATACTGCGGGGCATCGAACGTCGCGAGGAGCGCGCCATCGCTCGCCCGACGTTTCTCAAAGGTCGACAGCCCGTTCACGGCGCCGGTCGCCGTATCGGCCTGATAGATCCAGACCCAGAACGCCGTCGGATCATCGATCGCCTGCGTCAAATGATGGAGAAAGATCCCGTGCCCGCCGTAGGGATACGTGTAGGGGATGCTGTTCAACAGTGCGCCGGCCGCGTTGTAGCGCCGGATCTCGTTCGCGAACGTGCTCGTGTTCTTGACATACGCCGCGATGATGGACCCGTCATTGAGCACGAGCAGATCGGCGACCATGTTGGTGTAGGGCGCGACGGCCGCCACGAGATCGCTCATCGCCGTGTTCGTCGTCAGGCTCCAGCGTTTGATCGCGGTGCCGCTCGACGAACTGAGGTAATAGAGGATGCTCCCATCGTGTGCCGGAGCCATGGCGAGGATCGAGGCCGATCCCAGCGGCAACGTCCACGTTGTCGGGCCGAGCACACCCGCCGTCGAGAACGTGGACACGACGGGCACGACGCCGGTCCAATGCCCCGGCTCCGCGATATAGAACGTGTTCGACCGGTTGCTCGTGATCGGCGGATTACGCACATGTGGATAACTCGGACTCGCGATGAGCGTCAAGGTCGCATCGTAGAGGCGCAGCACACTGTCGTCCGAGCGGTCATGCCAGAGCGAGATCCCGCTCGGGAGCATCTCAGCCGTCTCGCCGGCCGGGAAGTTCGGTCGGTACTGCGTGACGGTGCCATCGGTCCCGGTGTAGATCGCGAGCGGATAGTCGGGGACATCATCATTGATGCCGATCGCGCCGGAGCCCGACGACAGGTTCTGCGCCCGGCCGGTCGAGATCGCGAGCAGCGCGGCGCTCGGTGTGCCGCTGGATTGCCGCACCCGAAAGAAATAGTGCGTCGTGACGTCTACAGTGATCGTGATCGGTTTCGTCGTCGTGATCCCGAGGGCGGTCAAGCTCGACGCGGTGCCCGTGTACACATCGGTCTGCGGCAGGTAGCCCGTCGCGGCATTGCCGTTCGCCCAGAAACTCATGACGATATCGGCGGACACCGGCACGTAGGTGTACCAGACCTCGTAATTCGGCGGGGTCGCCCCGATCACGTCCTGCACCGTGCTGTAGGGCATCGTCAGGACGGTCGCGGTCGCGGCGGTGGTGTTGGTCGGGGGCGGCATCAGAGCCCCACCACGCCATCGGTGTACGTCAAAGCGTCCAAGTGATAGACCGCCGGACTCTGCCGATCGCCCACCAAGTGTTTGTCAAACGTGAACGTGTGACAGCGCGCGAGATGCGGCGTCCACTCGAGCAAGGTTGGATCCCACAGCGACCGCTCGTGCCACGCCCCCGTCGCCGCGTCGAACACCCACGTGGTTTCTGCCGAGGGGATGTAGAAGCAGGCGAACGCGTGGCCGCGCTCCTGATAGCTCCATGCGATCGTGTCGTCCATCCGCGGGAGCACGGCCCACGCCTGCTCGACCGCATGCGTGGAGATGCGCTGCGGCGCGTAGCCCTGCGCGCGATACGCCACGCGCCCGCCGTCCTCGTTCTGCCCGTGCCAGAACAAGGCGTTATCGACGACCGTCCAGCCGAAGCGCGAGCCGATGCCCTGCTGGATGAACGCGCCGGGAATCGGCGCGAACGGGAAATCGGGATCGCCGATATCCGCCCACACCGTCGTCGAGGAACTGCCGAGCAGCCACACTTCGCGGTGCACGGGGACGAGCGCCCGCACGATGCCCGTGGTTTGACTCACTTGTGCGACGTCGAGCGGATCCCACGTCGTGCCGTCCTCGAGCGCGGAGATCTGAAAGAGATCGCTTTGCGCTTTGAGCGCGAGGAAGTAGCCATCGACAAACGCGCCCATCGAGCACGGCGTGGCGACGAAATCGCCGGTCGTGATCTCACTGAAGGCATTCGTGTCGAGGTTGAAGATGAAGGCGCGGCCCGCGCTGACGATGAAGAGCTGGTGGCCATCAGAGCCGTTGCTGCTGATGGTCGCGGGGTTCGCGTCCATGCCGACGCTGCCGCGATAGACAAACGTCTGGCTCGCGAGGATCTCAAAGAAGTGCGAGCCGCCCACCGCGAAGCAGCGGCCTTCTTCGGCGAAGAGCGCGCGGACGGGACCGGCGCCGAGGACGACGAAGGGATCCAAGCCGGGGGTGGGGACGAGCCACGTCTTCGCTTTGGGCGTGCCGGTGGCAATTTCGCTGAACCAATTGATGGTGCGCTCACTGTTGACCGTGAGAGCTTGGTTCGCGTCCGTGTTGCCCACGAAACCCGGGTACGCGGGACTCACTGTTGTTGCCCCTGTTGCGGCTTGGCGAACTGCGAGAGGCCGAGCGTGCCCGCGACGACGGGCGGGAGGATGCCGTACTTGCGGAGGATGTCGATCAGGGCATCGTCGAAGATGACGTAGTTGCGCGTGCCTTCGCCCTGTGCGCGAGACATCGCATCGTAATATTTGATGCCTTTCACGCCAGCTTGTCGAAGAGCCTCTGAGGCTGTGGCTTGGGCTTCGGGTTCGCGGCCACTGCCTGCGGCTTTGAAGTTACGCGCCGCCGCGACTTGGTTGTATGCCTCTCCCCCATGTGCCGATTCAACGTAGTTGCGAAATGCGTCCATCGCAGCTTCGGGCGATGCAGCGTTCACATCATGAATGATGCGACCATCACCACCGGGACTAACGACGGTCACGCTGTAACTACCATCGCGAAGCTTGACCGGTCGCACATCACCCATAGCACCAACCATCGCTTGGCGAATCGCTTCTGGTTGTTCACTGAGCGGTGTGTCCCAGTCGAGGAAGTGGGCGGGATCGGCGGCGATGTTCACTTCATACATGCGACCTTGAAACGGTTTCACGCGTCCCGTGAGATCGTGCGTTTTGAGCGCGTCCAGCGTCTCGGCTTCCTGCACATACGCGGGCGTCCCCGGCGTCAGATACTTCAGCGCATCTTCAGACTCGCGAATCGCCTGCGCCTGCAACCCGCCCGCATAGTGCTTTGACAGCGCGGCGCGCTCCAGCGGTGTGAGTTGATTTGAGGGTGTCGCGCCGTTCACCACTTTGTCGTCAAGCAGAATCGACTTCGTCATGTCCTCAGGGAACTCTGACATGTGCCCCATCTGCGAGAGCCGTCGGCGGTACTCGCGCGCCACACCTTCCTTCTCGGCGAAGTACAACCCGTGCCCGTAGGCCTGCGCGCCTTCTCCCGTCCCGATCTTGGAGATGTCGAACTTCTCGAACTCGTGCGGCGAGCCGTGATACGCCTTGATGCCCTTCGTGGCGGTGCCCGCTTCTTCGGCAGCCGTCACCAGCGCGCGGAGCGGCTTGAGCGGCGGAATCGCCGCCAGCAGTGCGCCCGCGTTGATCCACGTCGGTCCCGCCGGTCCCTGTTCGCCGAGTCCCGTCGCGCCACGGAACAGATCCATCGGCACATCGATGAGCCGCTGCCCCGCGCGCTGCCACCACGTCAGGGGCACGGGCGGCGGCGGGTTCCGGTCGTCAGGCATGAGCCGATCTAGCTATCCGTGCACATGTCGCGAAACTCAAGGACGCGCTCGCCGCATCGTGTGCACTCGACGTAGTGCCACAGTTCCTCGCCACGCCACTCGGTGAAGTTCATGCACGGTTCCAACTGGAGACGGTGTGCGAGCCGATGGCGCCAGTACCGCAACAGCCGCCGCAAGTCACGTATCCGTGCGAATGTCGTACCCACCGCCGCACCCGGTCAACGCCTCGTCCATCCCCACTTCCACATACGGCAGATTCGCGCGCTTCACATCGGCGAGACTCTCGCGCGCCATCTGCACGACCAGCGGATCGGCCTGCCGCCCGAACTCCGGCGCGAGCTCCAGCGCGAGATTGCACCGCAGCGCCCGCGCATAGCCGGGCAAGAGATCAACGGCGGTCGTGAGATCGGGGAACTCTTGCACCGGTTCGCGCCAATACAACACCAGCGTGGAGGTGACGGAAGGGACGGGCCACACCCAGATCTCCCCGAGTGGCGCGCCGCGGGTGTAACTGACCGCCTGCGGCGACGTCCCGGTCAGCGTCTTGACCGGCTGGCCCACATAGGTCTGATCGCTCGCAATGTCTAAGTAGATTTCTGCCGGCACCGCGCCGGTCGTCAGGTAGCTCGCCGCGTCGAGCGTGAGTGGCGCCGGATGGTTGATGACGCCGCCGACGCCGAACGAGTAGGTTTGCACGCCGACCGTGAGCGGGACGAGGACGCGGCGCGGGACATACATCGTCTGCGCGTGCACGCCCCACGAATCGATCAACTCGTTCAACCGCGCGAGGCTGTCCTGCTGCTCGGCCGACGTCGGCGTTTCGTGGCCGGCGACGACGCCGATCAGTTTCAGGCTATCGGTAATGACCTGCAGCCCCGTGCGCGTCATGAGTTAGGCCGGGGGCGGCGCGGGATCCTGCGGCGTATCCGTGAACCCGTCGAGCGCATCGGCTTCGGCCTGGTTGACCACGATCCGCCGCTGCCCATCGGCGTGATAGACCCACTTCGGAAATTCGGCAAAGTCCGGCGGCCGCTCGGGTGGCGTGACGACCTGCCAGCCGGCCTCGGTGGCGGTGCTCTCCTCCTCGCTACTGGCGACCATCCGCACTTCGGCGTCGTAGCCGCCGGGGACGGGCTTCAACCGGACGAGCGGTTTCGGGAACTCGGGGGGCGTCGGCATGGGGTCGCTCCTCTTCAGGTTTTGGGAGTACTTTCAGGGGGCACGTCCGACCAGCCGCCGAGCGCCTGCAACGCGGCTTCCGCATCGGCGGTGGCGACGACACGGTGGCCCATCTCGGCGTGGTAGAGCATCTTCGGGAACGGCTGCACGAAGGGCAGCTGATCGTCCGGGTCGACGAGTAGGGGACCGCGCACCGGTTCTTCGTCAGCCATCGGTTACTCCTTCCCGGGCGTGGCGCGCCAGCCGGGGCCAAGGCGTTTGGCTTCGTCGGCGTCCTGCACGATGCGGCGGTCGCCGTTCACGTGGTAGAGCCAGCGCGGATACTCGACAATCACCGGCCCAGCCGCTGGCGGCGGGGTAAAGATCGGCGTCGCATCTGGCGGCGTCGGTTCCGGTGCCGGCGGTGGCTCAGGTTCCGGTTCCGGGACGGGTTCAGATGCGGGTTCTGGTTCCGGCACGGGCGGCTCGACGACCGGCGGCACGGGCTTCGCGGCGGCGCGCGGGCGCGGCTTCCTCGCCGACGTCGGCCGCTTGACCGCCATCGTCATCGCTCGTAGAGCGCCACGATGCCAGTGGCTGTCGTGTTCGTCGCATTGATCCGCCGCGCCGCCAGGGGAATCCACGCGCCCGACGGGACGGCGAGCACGACCGGCATCTGGTTGTTCTGCATGACGGCGGCGACGTTCCCGCCGGTGCCGACCCAGACGCCGTCGGTGAGCGTCGGCAGATCGACGGTATCGCTTGGGGTAATCGGCGTCCAGATGTTGTACTTGGGCATGTCGTCCTCATCGTCCCCAAAGGCCGAGGCGAAGACCGTGGCGGGGTAGAGCGTGGTGACGCCGGCGGCGTAGTGCGCGGCGATCTGCGTGGGGGTCAGCGCGGTCGTATAGAGGGCGACCTCGTCGAGACTCCCGATGTAACTAGTCGGCGATGCACCGCTCTGCCACGCACCCATAAATAGGCTCGTCGCAGGCGTCAGACTTTGACCTGCGGTCCCGAGATCGATTTGCGCTTCAAAGGTCCCGTCGATAAAGAGACGAATGCGGTCGTGGATGGCGTCGTAGAGCCGTTCGACCACCCCCACGACATACCGCCATTTATCCGTATTGACCGCCTGTACGGAATTGACCGTGGTCGTCGCTGAGCCGTTATTCACGCCCCAGACAATCGGTCCGGCACTCTGCATATAGACATGAAAGCCCCGGCCCCCCCCCGCGCTCCCGCTATCGAACATGAACACGTTCCCGCCATTGGGTTTCGTGGTGCGCATCCAGAACTCAAAAGTCAGCGGGCCTGTGCCGATGGGGTAATTCTGAATCCCGGCGGCAGTAATTTTCGTGCCCGTCGCCCCATCAAACGTCATCGCCTTGTCACCATCCACCAGCGCCCCGCTCTGATTAAGTGTGACGCCACCAGAGATGGTGCCGTTGTTGCCGCCGATGACATCGACCGCCGTTGTCCCCGACGTCTCATTCAAGCGCCAGTAGGCGACGGCCCCGTCAGCAATGACTTTGTCGGAATACGCGCTCATCGCTCAGTCGCCGCTCACCTGCAGGACGGGCTTGACGCGCGGCTTCCGCCCCCGCCCTTTGCGCGGCCGTTCGGGAATCTCCGGCAGGTGCCGCACCGTCGCCTCGTCAATGGCCTTCGCCTCCGCATGGGCCTTCGGCGACATGCGGCGGTCATCCCATTGCCGCTCCGCCGCCGCCGTGCCGAGGGCCTCCTGACGCGCCGATTCGGCCTCGTAGGCGCGGGTGGACGTCGGCAGCCATCCCGTATCCGTGGCCGCCACCTCTTCCGCTTCGCTCCCCACGATCCGCTGCTCGACGTCGATGCGCCCCGCCGTCAGCGTCCCCCGAAACAGCATCTTCGGGAACTCGCGGTAGACGTAGGGCGCGTTCCACTTGCGCAGTTCTTTCTCGCGGTCGGAGAGGCCAAGCTCGTTGTCCATGCGCTACACTCCTTGCGCCGCCTAACGCGAGGAATCTCGAGTTCCCCGCGTGTACGGGTACCCTGCCCGGGGCGGCAATTCCCTCTCTACGCGAACGCGACGCTGCTGAGCGACACCGCCCCCCACGTGCCGGCGTTGGCTTCGAGTGTCACCATCGCGCCGACCTTGGCGGCGAACGTCCCAATGTCGCTCGAGCCGGCATCGCCGAGGATGCCCGCCGCATACGTCACCGTGTGCGCCGCGGCCGTCGCCGAGCGGAACGTCACCTGGAGGCCGTCCTGCGCCCGGCTCGGCGCGCCCAAGGTGATCGCCGCGGCCGTCGCTTTGGTGATCACGTAGGTCGTGTTCTGTGTGATGTCGCTCGCGCTCAAGGTCGTATCCGCGCCGAGCGTGATGCGGTGCGGCTGCTGGGGGGCGAGGACAAAGCCGCCGATGGGCGGATTCGGCAGGTCGGTATTCAAGCCCGTCGCGACGTCGGCGAGGATGCCGTGCGCGACCTGCGCGCTCCCATCGAGGCCGCGCCGCACCGGGATGAATGTCCCGTTCGCGGCCGCGGTCTGGGCCATCCACTCGTTGTCGACGCGGATGACCTGCCCGACCGCGAAGCCGGTGGCCGAGGTGACTTTGATTTGCGTATCGTTGGCCCCGGCCGCGGCGGCCAGGGTGGTACTCGTCAAGGCCATCGCATCCCTCCTAGCCTTCCACCCGGCACGCCCAGTCGGGCCGGAATTCCTTAAAACCGTACAGACAATCAATCCGCGCCGCCTTCTGGTCGGTGGCGATCTGGTACTGCCGGACGTACCGGAGACTTACGTTCAGTTCGTTATCTGCGACACGACTCACCTCGGCCCCGGCCAGATCCGCATCCAGATCCGCCATCGCGCAGATGAACGCCTCGGGGTGGAAGAGCAGCGACTGCGGCGAGGCCGTCGCCGTCATCGTGCCCGCCCCGGTCGTGATGGTCGAGCCGAGCGGCACGATCGCCGCCCCGTTGGCCGGCGAGGCGGTCACCGTCTGCAGGTTGCCCGACGGGATGATCGGCGGGTTGATGCTGATGGTCATCGCGCCGGCGGTGTCACTCACCGTCTGCGTCACGACGAACTGCTGGAGTGATCCCGTGCTCGCGTAGTTCTGCGGGTTCACGGCATAGACGCCGGCAATCGTGAAGATATCGCCCGCGTTCAAGGTCGTCGCGCCGGAGGCCCACGCCTGCGTCAGGAGCGAGTTCCCCGTCTGGTTCGCGCCCTGCACGGTCGGGGTCGCCGTCGTGAAGCTGCCCGTCGTGTGGATGTAGCGGTTCTGGTCCTGATACCACTCGGCGATGCCGAGCTGGTTGCGCCCGAACATCCCCTCGCGGTAGTTCTCGCTGATGGCGGCTGAGGGATTGAAGAGCGTCGAGGTGTCCTGGACGAGGTTGACCATCGCGTTCGGGTCGAGGACCGCAATGCGGCTGCCCGCCGGCACGGCCGAGAGCGTCAGTTTCGCGCCGGCCTGGAGGTACGTGAGCCGCGAGGTCGGTGTCGTGCCTGGCGTGCCCACCGCGTTCCACACGGTCGGCGTCATGCGCGCCAGCCCGTCGTAGTCGATGGTATTGGCGAGCTGCTCGCCGGCCGGGTTGATGTAGCGCTTGCGGATTTCCTCGACGACCATCGTGGCATCGGCGGTACTCCAGGAGGTCCCGATGTTCGCCTGGTCGGTGAGGGTGACGGGGACGGTCTGGTCGTTGATGGCCTGCGCCTGAAACGCCTGGCCCTTGGTGGTCTTGAACCGCTGGGGGAGCCGGCCCGAGACCGTGTAGCCGACTTTGGCGCCGCCGGCTTTGAACTTGTCGTCGTACCAGCGTTCGATATTGGCCGCGAACTTGAGCATGTTCACGGCGACCCGGGCCACGTCCTTGAGGACCCAGGTGGGGGTCACGAAACTGTTCGCCATCGCGAGCACCTCGCGCGAAGGCGTGTCGGATGCGGCGGGTTATTTGAGCGTGCCGGGGACTTTCAGCCGTCGGTTCCAGTACCGCGCGTGCTCGGCCAGGGACGCACTCTCACCCGGAGGCGCATCGGACACGACAGGCGAGCTGCCCACCGGCGTAATAGGCGGCTTCGCGGTACTCGCCGAGGCCCGCGTCGTTGTGCCGGCGCCATTTCTGGCGGCAACAGGCGGGGCCGCAACCCGACTCTCGAGGAGCCGGCGCATCACAGCGGCAGCTGCAACCGGGGTGTGTTCACTCTCCTCGGCCAGCTGGGTGCACTCCTCGGGATGCGTCGCCAAGTAGTGGACCAGGTCGGCAGCGTGCGGGGAGTCGACGATCGCCTCCTGCATCACGCCCGACACCTGGAGGCCTAGTGTATCAGCGTCTGTCAAGACCTGGTCGAAGTCGGGGTGCGCTTTGCGGCCTTCGGCCACCCGCTGCTCGAAGGTCGAGAGGCGTGACTTGCGCGTCTGCTGCTGCTCGTAATTGGCGAAGCGGTCGTCGAGTTGGCGCGCATGGTCCCAGCGGGTCCAGGCTTGGAGATACGCGGTGTAGGGATCGGGGAAATTCGCGAACTGCTCGAACTGCGGCTCGCCGTTGACCGGCTGCGGCTGCACAAAGGTCGGCGTGGGGACTGGTGCCGATCCGGCATGCTGGCGCAGCAGCGCGAGCGCGGTTTCGGCGGCCTGCGCGCGACGGTCGGCCTCGGCTTTCTGCTGCGTGAGCTTGTTGATGCGGTCGTGCCAGCTGCGTTGCTGGTTCTGCGCCCGGGCACTCGCCTCGGGCGTCGGCTCGGTGGCCGCCGGTTCCGGCAGTTCGGCCGGGGGCGTCGCCGATTCGGCGCGGGTGAAACGGCCTTTCTCGTCACGCCGTGGTTCGGTGGCGGCGGGTGCGGCCTCCGCCGCAGGTTGTTCCGGTGCGGGCTTCTCTGGCTCCGGCGTGGGCGCCTCGAGCTGCTGCAGCAGATCCGCTTCGCTCGTCGCCATGTTGGTGGTGACCGTCATGCCGCCGTGTTCGACGGTGACCGGGGGTTGTGTGGCCATAGATTGCTACCTTCTGCTGGCTTGGACGCGGCGACACATCCGCTGATGTCCCTCCACTGCTTCCGCACGCGAGGTATACCGCGATTGTTCGCCATCTAATTGGCCACCGAAAATCATCGTTTCCCATAGCAACGGTGGGCCGTCATCGAAATGATTGTGATCGAGGCCGAGAAAGACCGTCGAGACCCGAACCCGATCCGATCCCTCGATGGCATTGACATCCGCCACGTTGAAGTAATCCAACGCGATCTGCCGGTCGAGCCTCTCAAACGCCTCCGCCCATGTCAGCACATCTTCACAGGGAACCGCCTCGCCCTGCTCGTCCAACAGATACAGATGCATCGATGTACGCATGCGGCTATGCACCCTCCGGCCCCGGCCCTTGCGGCGGTCCCTGCTGTTGTTGCATCTGCGCTTGCATCTGCTGCTGTTCGCGCTGCGCCGCGAGTTGCTGCTGCTGTTGTTCGCGCTGCGCCTGCAACGATTCGGCCTGCAACTGCGTCTCGTGCGCCTGCTGATCGAGTTGCCGCACGTTCTGCATCACTGCCGGATACAAGGCCCGCTCGATCCCCGCTTGCGCGCCGACCCCACTCACGTCCAATTTGCTCTGCGCCGCGATCTCCGCCTTGAGCAGATCCACTTGCGCCTGCACCGCCGCAATGCGTTCCTGGCTCGCCAGTTCGAGTTGTTTGACTTGGACATCGGCCTGCGCCTTCACCGTCTCGGTCTGGATGATCTCGGTCTTCGCCTGCAGTTCTTTGGTCAGCAGGTCGATGATCCCCTGCGCCTGCGCCATCTGCTGCTGCATCTGCGCGACGTTGGGCTGCTGCTGCTCGCTGTCGTCCTGGAACTGCGGCGGCAGCGTCTTCTTCGCAATCGCGGCGAGCTTCTTCGCGCCGGGGAAGTCGAGCTCGTCGAGCCAGTAGGGCGCGAGAATCGGCGCGAGCCCCGGCGCCGCCTGCATGATCTGGCTCATCGCGTCGGCGGTCTCCTGCCGGCGGGTCGCATACGACTTGCCCACGACCGCCGTGACCGTCAACTCGGCGGCCTTGAGGTCGATCAGCTGCGCATCGGGCGTCCCCGGCGGGACGGCCTGCGGTTTCCCGCCCTGCTCGACGAAGGGGATGTTCACCATGATGGACTTGCGCTGCTCGGCTTCGTTCAGCCCCGGCACGATGCGCCCCGGCCGGTCGTAGATCCGCGGGATGAGATCTTTGAGCACCTTGCCTTCGTAGAGCATCGAGATCGACGCCAGGTTGTCCAAGTAGCCCGAGGTCCCCACTTCCGCCTGCCCCTGCAAGGCGCGAATCGCGATGCCTGAGCGCTCATGCGGGTCGAGCTGGCCCAAGGACACCGGCGGCATGTTGGTCGTCGCGTGGAGGTCGTCTTTCGCGGCGGTCGCGGCGAGCGTCACGGCTTGGATCGCCGGCTCGGCGACGTTGCGCTGCGGCGGGGGCGCGGGGCCGCCCGCGTAGGTCTGCAAGCGATACGGCAAGTAGGGCAGGTTGCGCGTATTCACCTGCTGCCACCATTGCTCGTAGCCCTCGAGCTGCCCGTCCGCAATCAGCCATTGCGCGCGGGGCGCGAGCCCCACGGCTTCGACCTGCGCCGAGCGCATGTAGTTATACGACTGCTGCGCGTCGCGCGCGAACTGGACGATGCCGGTCCAGCGGCGTTGGCCATTCAAGTTCGCTTCGTCGCCGATGACCGGGACGATCGGGATGTAGCAGCCGTTCCACTCGCGCGCGGGTTCCAGGTCCTCGACGCCGTTGATGAGCGACCAGAAGACCTTCCGGCCCTGGCGGAGGGTGCGGCGCGGGAGCGGCTCGCCGCGATCGTGCTCGACTTGCGCGAGGATCTCCTTGGGGATTTCCGCCTCGAGCGCCGTCGTGCCATCGGGCAGCAGGATGAGCGTCTGGACGTCCTCGCGCACGTCCCAGTATTCGGCCACGCGCACGCTCAGGCCCGCCGAGTCTTCCGCGCTCGTGATCCAGTCGGGGATGTCGTTGCCGATCGACGTCAGTTCCTGGTCGGAGGAATTCGCGAGGTTGGATTTCGGATAGAGCTTGCGGTAGCGCGCGACGGGGATGTCCTGCGTCAGGAGCGCGAACATGCCATCCGACCAGTCCGGCTCCTGCGCAAACGGGTCGAGATACACGCTCGCCTGATTCAAGATCCGCTTGTAGATGATCTTCTGGTCGAACGTGCGGTCGTTGACGTACTCGGTCAGGATGCGGTAGGCGCCGAAGCCGCACTTGGCGGCGCGCTCAAACGCCCACTGCCGCGCCAGGTGCGCCCGGGAGTCCGCCTGAATCGCCCGCGCGATATTGTTGTACGCATCGGCCACGAGCTGTGTCGCGGTCTCCCCTTCCGGCGCGAACGAGAGGCCGAGTTTCGCCTGCCGGCCGGTGTTGATGATCTGCTGGACGGGGGCGCGCAGCAGGTTGAACTCGAGACACGGGCGCGCGGCGACCGGGGGGAGCCCGCTGCCGGCGGGATTGCCGGCACGACTCGCGCGGACCTCGTCCGGCCACTGCGCGCCTTTCTCGTCGATGAAGCGCAGGTCGTCGAGTTCCCGTTCGCGTTGCTCGTCGAAGGCGTCGACGCAGAGCTGGAAGCGGTCGAGGGCGAGGTCGTGCGCGGACGTGTCGGGGGCGTCGGGGTCGGTCGGCGTTTCGGGCGGGGCGGAATCAGTGGCCATGATGGCTGCCCGACGATGTCAAGCAACAATCCGCGCCTTCGACGCCATGCGCGGCGCAGCGGTACCGCTTCGGGGCTGGTCCCCTGTCGCCCCGATTCCACGCCTCACGTCGTCGCCGCGCCGTCTCCGTTTCCACCCACGGCGGCAACACCGCCGCGAATTCCGCCGGATCATCCGCACTGAGATGACCCACGACCCAGAAGTGATCGCCGCCGTTGTGCTCGACCATGAGCGTGTCGCGGTCCGCAAGACTCCACTGATGGAACCGCCGCGCCTCGGGGGCCGGATAAATCACCTCCACGCGCCGTTCCATGCCATTGACCCATCCCGTGACCCAGCCGTGCCGTTCAACCGGCTCGACATCGTGGGCGTAGACTGCCACTTCGGGCCGTGCCAACAGATCCGCAAGCGTCGGCGCGGTGATCGTCCAGCCGCCCTCGCCATCATTCACGAAGGCCGGCACATGTTGGCGCAAGCGAATCATTTGCTGCCCTTCTTACCCAGCGCCGCCACGGCCCCGAAAAAGCCCTTCTGGGCCTTCGTCAACGGATGGCCTTTGATTTCTTGATCGTGGAGGATCTGGCGCGCTTTGCGCGGCGAGGGTGCGTCTTTGCGTGTGCTGGGCAGTTTGGGCATCATGCTCACCCGTCGGGGGCATTGTCGCATGCGCTGTCAACTCAGTGGCCCGACGAGCGACGGCAGCGGGGTCGGGAACTCGCCCTTCGTCCATCGCCAGAGATGCAGCACATTGGGATGTGCATTGACGTACTCCGAGCGGCGCGGATGGAACTGCACAACCACATCGTCCTCGTCCCAGAACAGCGCTTTCACAAAGGCCATCTCTTTCCACGTCGGGACGCGCGACTGCTTGCCGCGAATGACGTTCACGCTGACGTGTTCCCAGTCTTGCGCTTCTGGCACCTCAGGATCTTGGCCGTTCGTCGCGATGATCGCGAGCATCCAGCCCGGTTCCGGGGACGGCACATAGAACGCGCCGTATTGGCCTTCGTTCGGCTTCGTTCCCATCGGGCCATCGAGCAGGCGCGCCGCTTCAGGTACGTGGAATCCCATGATCCTCCTCGTCCTCGTCGTCATCATCGTCATCGGTGCCGCAGTCGTGATCGCAATCGCGGCGTTCGCCGGTCATCTCGTCCTCGCGTTCCCACTCGTCGCAATCGCACGGCTCGCCACACCACGGACAGCGATGCATCGCTTCAACTCATCCACGCGCCCGACGAGCGCGAAATCGACCGAATCATCGGTGGTGGTTCTTCTAATTTTGGGGGTTGCCGTCGATGCGAGAAATTCAGTTGTAAATATTCGGCCACGTTCTGACCGTGCTCATACCACCCATCTTTTCGCGGTCGCCGCATCGACTTGCGCCCCACGGTAATCATCAACTCATCCCACACGTACCCAGACTCGCAGCCGTCCGCGTAGAACGGCCACCGCTGCACGCCGCGCCGTGGCGACACGAGCAGCCACCGCTCGTCGCTGATCCCGAAACTCTCGCCCGTCGGCGTGCGCGTCCGCATCGTGCGCGCGAGATCCTCGATCATCGCGAGCCGCACATCGGGCGCGTTGCTGTTGTCGACGAAGGCAATGGGATGGCGCGCCGGATAGTGACTGCGCAGGATGTCCACGCCGTTCTGCCGCAAGCCTTGCGAGCTCTGGTGCGAGCCCGCCGGGTCACAGCACGTCTTGAGTTCCGCTTTCGGGAACCACTCGTCGCGGTAGCGCGTGACGGTGCGCATGAAGTCGTCGAGGAACATGTCCTCGCCCTGGATGCCCGCGAGAAACAGCACCGCGCCGAAGGGGTCGACCTGGCGCGCGACCCAACAGGGATGGTGCTTCCCGAAGTCGATGCCTTCCTCGAGCGGGAGCTGCGGATTGAAACTCAAGGGCCGCTCGTGCACGCGGCGGGTGAACGCGCCGGCATAGACGGGGTCGCCGATGACGTTCATGCCGCGGCGGCCTTCGATGAGCGTCACGCGCTTGGGATGACCGGGTGGATAGGTCTCTTCCAGGTTACGAATGGTCTCGGCATCGAGGTTGTGTTTGTTGTCGTAGACGCTGAGTGGGATGTACTTGCGTTGGCTGATGGAGTTATCCGCGGGGAATTCTTTCGCGATCCAGTGGGTCTCGTCCACCGCTTGCGGCGTGATGACGATCTGTTGCGGGTAGCCTTTCTGCGAGAGGCGGGCTTTGAGTTCGTGGTAGACATCGCGCGGGACTTCTTCGGCCTGGTCGATGTAGGCACGGGCCAATGTCAGGCCGCGGAACTTGCCGTAGCGCGCCTGCTGGTCCTGCGCCTTCAAGCCGCGAATGTAGGCCCACGAGCCATTGGGGAGTTCATCGTAGTGTTCGACCGCGTTCCACTTGGCGCGGAGGCCGGCTTGCGCGAGGATGGCGCGCCAGATCGGCTTCAACACACTTTGGGTGGCGTCTTCGGTCCAGCGCGCGAGGATCGTGTGAATGCCTGGCTGGTCAAGCATCGCATTGAGTTCTTTCCAGAGGGCGATGGTCGTCTTACTCGCACGCAGCGCGCCTTCGATGTCGAGCGCGTGTGTCGTGTCGTGGAGGGCGTCCCACTGTTTGCCGCGCCACCGCATGACCAGTTTGTCCGGACTAGTCATCGCCATCGCGCAGCTGCTGGTGGATGACTTGTTTCATGACCATCGGCCCGCCATCGGGACCGGTGAGGGCTTGCGCCGGTTTGCCGCAGCCGCGATCGAGGAGTTCTTTGCCCGCCGCGATACGCGTGGGCATCGGTTGCGCTTCGTCGTTGACGATGCGGACAAACAGGGCGATGACCGTCGTGATATGGGCACTGGCGAGTTTCTTGACATCCGCCGTGACTTTGTTCGGTGTGCCTTTTTGCCGTCCCCCGCGCCGATAGGTCGAGCCGCCGCCGGGCATCAGTGACTAGTCCTCGCTAGTGTAGTCACCCAATATCGGGGATTACGCGTAGTCATCGAATCACCCGTGGTGTCCGCAGATACCGATCCGCTTGCTCCCGGAGTTCACGCAGAAATTCCGCATCCGTGAGAGCAGCCGTCTCCGCCAGTACCGTTTCGAGTTCCTGCACTTTCACGGTCTCACTCATCGACCGCGGCAACAGAGCGATCAGGATGGTTTGAACGGCGGCCCGCCGGTCGAGATGACTCATGGGCGGAGGGATTGTTCCATCGCGACGGCCAGACGCTCGAGCGCGGCATGGATCGCCTCGAGCAGCAGGAGACTGCGCCAGAGGAACAGCGTGACGAGGGCACCGAAGAGCAGCACGAGGAGGAGCGTGCCGGTGGCGAGCGCGATCGTCATCATGGCCGATCCGTCATCGCACACGCTTTGATGCGTTCCGCGATCCATTCGGCGATCTGCGGGACGATCGCATCTCCAAGGCCATGCAAGCGGTCCATCCCTCCGGGTATCCCATCAGCCACTCGGCCCAGTGGGGATTCGGTCGGCCACCGAGCGCACACGTCAACGAAACGCCGCCCTGCGAATACGGTCTGGTTCGCTTGCTCTCGCTCGCGACGAGGGTAGGCCAGAATCCAGAGTCGAGCTCGTAGATGATGGGCGCCGAAGGCCGCAGCCGGTAACACGTCCCATTCCGCATCGAACCCGCAGCCGGCCAGATCGCTGAGAACGGTGCCAAGTCCCCGTTTAAGCAAGCTTGGCGAGTTCTCCAGCAGCGCGTAGCGGCATCCCACTGCGCGCAGAACACGGGGGACGTGAGCCCACAGTCCACTCTTAGGCCCTGCAATCCCGGTACGCGGTCCAGCCGTAGAAATCTCTTGGCAGGGAAAGCCGGCCGTGACCACATCGACTGCTGCGAGGTCAGATTCCTGTAGCGTCGTGATGTCCGTGAATCGCTCAACGCTCGGCCACCAATGCTCTAAAACCGCTCTCTTCTTGGGATCGAGTTCGACTTGCCAGGCGATGTCGAAGCCGGCGCGCGTGAAGCCAAGGTCAAAGCCTCCAATCCCGCTGAACAGCGATCCCACGGTCACGGCCGCCAGCAGCCATGGGCCGTGATGCCCAGTGACGTGAGCGCCGTCGTGCAGACGGCGACCGCTTCGTCACAGCACTGATCGCGCGTGTATTCATACGGCACCGTTTCCCCCACACAGAGCACCGGCCGCCCGCGGCGGCGCTCGCTGTGGAACCAATCCGGGGCGCTGTGCGAGGGACAGATGCCGCCGTGCGTGTAACCCGAGCTATCGATGAAGCCTTGCGCGCCGGGCATCGGCGTCCCGGGCGCCAGGAACCGATCGCAGATTTCAATGAGGCGGTCGTAGTAGCGCGGTTGTCCGTGCCCGTCGAGCCCGGGAGTCCCACCCGGTTGCGCATAACTGGGGCCATTCACGCCGTGGTCGGTCTGGTACCACAGGCCGTCGATCTCCAGGCCGCCCTCGAGATACCAGGCCTCCTGTTCGCCACCGCCGGCCGGATCGTCGGCCTCGATCCACGCGCCCTCGTTCGGATTGTCCGCGCTCGTGACCCACCGGAGCTCCCCGGGATTCCAATCAGGCCGTGACGGGTGCGCGGATGGATTGCTCCCCCAATAGGCGGCCATCGTGCACCGGAGCGGTTGAAGCCACAGGAGGATTAGGCCGTCGTCGCCGACATGTTGGCGGATCAGGAGTGCCGCATCATGCTGCTGACGCGCGGAGTAAGCGCCGCCGCGATCGAGGTTCTGTTCGTAGCCGGCGCAGTACCACGCGTCCTTCGCCAGGTGCGCGGTCGCGTCGAGCACGCGCGCCATCTGGCCGTTGTAGATTTCCACGTGCGTGCCACCGTCCGCCGTGGCCACGAGAATCACGGGCGTGAAGCCTTCGTCGCGGATGTAGGTGCAGAGTTCGGCGTATTCGTCGACCTGTTGCCGAAAGTCGAACGTCGCGCCGTCCATGTAACCCGGATAGCCGCCTTGGACGCAGAGCTGGA